GCGCGCTCGTGGTCGTGCGTCAAAGCGTCCCCGCACAGCTGGCACCTCCCAGAGGCACTCACGGTCGCCGCCCGACGAACCACAGCACGAGGATGATCAGCAGGAACGCCTCGAGCGCCACCAGTTGCCAGGTGCTCAACGTCACGCCGCCACCTGCTCCGGGCCCTCGAGCCAGTCCTCAACCTGATCGACGTATGCGAGCAGGAACCGGAGATCCTTCGTCGCGTGCTCGTCGAGGTTGTTCCGCGCCACCTGCGCGAGCTCCGAGAACCTCTCGGGGAACTCGCTGAGGGCGTCAACTGCCGCCACCCGTGAGCGGATCTCCGCGAGCCTGTCGCTCATGCCACCACCTCCACCTTGGTTCGCGCTGCTGCGGCGATGCAGCAGGCGTCGATCTCGTCTTGGCTGCGGCCGGCGAGTACCGGCCACCTCGTCACCGCGTAGTCCTTGATGGGTCCCTTCCCTGAGCCACCGATGCCGAGGATCTGGCGCCACTCGCGCGAGGGGAGCAGCTCGATGAGCGCGCTCCCGAAGATGTGCGAGGCGATGGCCGCGTAGGCCCCGCACCACAGCGCGAGGGCGAGCGTCGTCTTCGGGTTCGGGCCGCTCCACGGCTCCTCGACGAACACGCCCAGCACGTCGGCCCGCGCGCCTTGCGCCACCTGGTCGATGTCCACCAGCTCGTCGCGCACCATGGAGAAGGCGCGGCGTATGTCGCCGTCCTTGTGGTCGATGACGATCACGCCGGTGGCGACGACCGCGCACTCGTCTGTGAGGAGCGCCCAGCCCGTGCGGTTCTTCGCCGCGTCGATGCCGAGGATCACCAGCCGAGCTTTCGCGCGTGGCGCCAGTACGCGGCGATGATGTCCTCGCGCCGGCAGCCCATCGCTGCGCCCGTCCGCGTGAAACTCTTTGCGCGCCCCACGCCGCTCGCGATCATTGACTCAACGCGGTCGTGAATGGCCTCGTCTGCGGCGCGCAGGGCGTCGCGCTCCTCCTTTGGCATGGCGATCACGCTGCGGAGGCTCATGTTGACTTCCGAGGTCGAGGGTGCGATGGCCTCAGCGGGAGATCAAGGTGGCGAAACTGTCGATAGATCGCTTGGCGACACGACACCTCGCTTGCGTACTTGGTCTCCGGCCACAGCAGCGCGGCGCACTCGCTGAGGGTCTTCTTGTGGATTGAGTAGAGGAGCCAGGCGCGCACGATCGTGCGGTCCTGCATCCCGTCCTGTCTGCTGGCGAGGGGACTCATGCAGCCACCGCCAAAGTTTCTTGTGTAGTCCACTTGACACGGCGAGGCGCACCGTGTAGTTTCCTACACATAAGGCAACGACAGAGGGAGCAGCCATGATTGACATCAACGACTACGAAGCGACTAAGACCCGCAGCGCCGACTTCATCGCCATCATTGACGGGTGTCCCGTTCGCGGCACTGCCCTGATGCACCTTGAAACCGTAATGGCGAATATGTGGGGGAGTTGCACTAATGCTCAGCCCGGAATGTCCAAGTCGCCCACCGAAACACCTGAAGAACTGCGTGACTTCTTTCTGAAGAAGGCCGCTTTCAATGCCGACGCCGCGCTCACCATGCTCAATGACCTCATCCGCGAGGTGCGCGACGTCAAGGCCATCATCGCAACGGAGGTCTGAGCCATGAGCGACGACTTCACCGACGCCCACAAGACGGTGCTGAGGGATCTCCCGCAGCCCGTCAGCGACATCACGCTTGATGAGTACGGGATGATGGAGGTCACCGACGGAGGTGGCTTTCGGTATCAGGTCAACGCAGACGGCACCGTTGGCTGCTCGTGGGATGCGGCGAGCGAGTAGATGCCGACCCCTAAGCACCTGACCAAGGTTTCCAAAGCCACGACGAAGCGTGAGGGCAGCGACGAGGAATGGCGCGACGCCATCCTCGCTGCCCACGCTGCGGGTGCCTCCTATCGCGCCATCGCTGAACACGCGGGCGTGTCGTTCGCGCGGGTCGCGCAGATCGTGACGGGCCGCTAGCGCAGTCACTTGAGTACCTCCGCGAGCCGCGCCCCGATCCAGTAGGCGACAGGCGAGACCACGCCATTCCCGCACGCCGCGTAACGCCGCGAGTCGGGGGCGTGGTCTTTCTTGTTCCACGGGATGTCGGTCCACCCGTCGGGGAATCCCATGAGGCGCTCGCACTCAAGCGGGGTGAGGCGTCGAACGGTTGAGCCAATGCCCGCAGCCATTCCGCCGCCGTTCTTGCGGAGGGTCGGTGTGCGCTCTTCTGTGGCCTGCGGGTCTAGCCCCTGCGTATGGGAAAAGCCAGTCGTGGCGGGCATGATGTAGGTCTGCTGATGTGTGCCGCCTGACGCCGACAGCGCGCCTGCCTTGTCCTGAAGGTCTCTGACCTCCTCGCGTTGGTTCTGCGCGAAGGCGGTCACGACCGCGTGAGTCGTTCGCACGTCGCCAACGTCAAAGCTGTTGAGCGTGTTCGCGATGCCGTCATCAACCCACGTCTCCGGCGTACCTGGTCCACTGACCCGCGCGCTCTTGCGGTAGACGAAGGCGCCCGCGATGTCGGTGGTGCGGTGGCCGCCCTGCGCGTTACTCGGCAAGGTCCCCGCGACGTCCTCGTTGCCGGGGTTCACTCCGACGCCTCGCCACTCGTCGGCTCGACGATCAGGTGGCCGGCCTGCGCGTTCCTCACGTCTGCTCCGTTCTGGATGCTTGAGGTCAGGGCACTCACGACTCTCTCTCTCTCTCTCTCTCTCTCTGATCCCACGGCCAGACGAGGCCAGCTCCGCTGTGGCCCATGTCCTGACCTGACTGCTCGCCGTAGGTCGCTGTGAGAGTCCCGGCCACACGAGGTTCTGGCACTCGTCTCCGGCTGGGCCTCCGCTGCCCTTCGCCCACTTGGCGGTGACGGCAGGAATGACTCTCTCTCTCTCTCTACGTTCACGGCGTCGACTCCGCCACCGCCCGTAGCGCCTGCTCGAGCGCTGGCGGCAGAGAGCGGCCACGCCGGGTCGCTCGTCGGAGAATCCCCGCCGCTGCCTTCTTGGAGAGCGAGTACCTCTCCGATGCGTTCGGCTCCAGGATCTCCGTCAAGGACGGCGCACACGAACACCCGGAGTCGCCGCTGGGGCACGCCGAAATGTTGCGCGTCAAGAGTGCGCCAGGTGACCAGATACCCGCGCTCGGCCAGCGCGTCGAGGACGACTCCGAAATCCCGGCCGCCGTCGCTGGAGTAGAGCCCTTGGACGTTCTCCACAAGGACGGCGCGGGGTCGAAGAGCGTCAGAGATTCGCATGAACTCGTGGAAGAGCCCGCTGCGAGCTCCGGCGAGTCCGGCGCGCTTTCCTGCGACGCTAAGGTCTTGGCAGGGGAAGCCTCCGCAGAGGAGATCGAGACGACTCCCACACGGCCCGTGGCCTGACCCGTGTTCTGGCCCATGGTTGACGCTACGTGCGATGCCTGATGGTTCAGTGAATCCCACGCCATTGCCGTTCGCTGCGACGTCCCTGACGTCGTCATAGATGTGGACGCCGGGGAATCTGGCTGCGAGGACTGCTCGGCAGTAGGGGTCGATCTCAGCGAAGAAGACGTGGCGGAATCCGGCCCATGCGAGGCCGACGTCCATCCCTCCGACGCCTGAGAAGAGTGATCCGCAGGTGAGGGCGTGGTCATCCAAAACATCCCCAGCCAGACCACCCGAAGAGGTGCGCGCCGTTGACGGCTACGAGGAGCTGCATCGCGGGCGTCGCGGCCGGCGGCTCGGGGTAGCCCGTGGCCTTCGCAGCCCAGACGTAGGTCGAGTGAAACATGCCGAAGCCGGAGACGTAGGAACCCGGGCCGCCGGAGAGCGACCAGTACCGCGGCCACGGGCTGCGGCCCCTGCCGGTGCCGTGCTCTGAGCCCGGCTCCTCGCAGGCGCTCACGCGCTTCGCGGTGGCGAGGTCGTAGGCGCTCACCCGGGCGGTGGCCTCACGCCATGACGGGTTCGGCGGGTAGGGCATCGCGTTACGCTTGGCCTGCTTCAGGCACGCACCCTTGGCGGCGCCCTCGTGCTGCTGGCAGGGGGCGGCTGTGGCGGGGGAGACAGAGAATGCGAGCGCGCTCCCCACGACCGCACCGACTCCCCACAGGGAGAGACGCTGCAGGGGAGACGTTTGGCTTGTCTCCCCACGCTTCTCAGAGGTTTCACACCGATCACCGCGTGGTGACTGGCGATCCGCGCTCTTGTGCGAGTGAACCAGCTGTTCTAGTTTCTGCAAGTAATACTCCTGCTCAGGGCTACTTTCTAGCCCGTTTGTCTCCCCATTCGGGCGATGTTCTCCCCAAGATGGCACCATGCAGGTGCATCGAGGAAGGGAGACCAGGTGCCAGCTCTTGTCAAGAAGTGCCGACACTCGCGGGGAGAGTGGGGAACATGCCCGTGCCAGTGGTACGCGGACTACCGCGTCGCCGGTCAACGGACGTACAAGCCACTTGGGCGTGACCGCGCTCATGCGAACGCCGCCTACCGGGTAGTGCTCGCGGAGCTTGCCGCCGGGATCACCGGCATAAGCTCCGGGGCGTCGTTTGCCCAAGTGAAGGATCTGTACCTCGCATCGTGCCGCCAGCGGCTTCGACCGCAGTCCATTGACCGCTACGAAACGGTGCTGGCGCACGCGGACCGCGCGTTTGCCGGCGGACCGGCGTCGGCGATCACGACGGCAGACCTGCACCGGCTCGCGCAGGGCCTCCTTGAGGCGGACTACGCGCGCAGCCACGTCCGCATGATCGTGAACCTCGTCATCGCGTCCATCCGCCACGCTGCGGAACTCGGCATCGTTGACACGGTGCCCGCGAGCCCATCCATCCTCGGGGGCAGTACCGACGACACGCCAGAGGTTGAGGTCTTGGCGCTTGAGGATGCCCGGAAGGTGATCGCCAGGCTGACGGGCCCCGAGGCAGCGATGTCCACGCTCACTCTGTGGACCGGGATGCGCGCTTCTGAGGTCCTCGCCCTTCGTGGGGCGAGCAGGCTCAGCGACGCCGTGGTCGAGGTCACGCGCACGCAGGTCCAGAACCGCAAGACCAAGGACGGCGCGATCGTCACCAATCGCCCGAAGTCCCGCCGCGGGTTTCGCAGCGTTGACCTGGTGCCCGCCGCCATTGAGGCGCTTGACAGCATGGTCTTCCCCGTCGACTCGAAATACACCCGCTGGCTGCAGCGGTGGCAGGGCGCGTGCAAGAAGGCCCGCGTCCCCGCGACCGGCATCCATGCCCTTCGGCATACGAACGTGAGCCTGCGCTTCGCGGCCGGACAGACCCTCACCTACATTGCCGACCAGATCGGCGACTCGCCTCAGACGGTCACGCGGCATTACGCGCACCTCCTCCGGGCGCAGACGCCACCGCAGACCGATTTACTGGCCCGCCTCTCCGAGGCTTGATCTCCATGGGAAAGGCGGCAGCCGCCGGCGCCTTGGGGCGGACCAGCTCGTCTAGCGACCAGCCGGGGACGTAGTAGCGCCCGTTGATCCGCATCGAAACCAGACGCCCGCGGCGGATAAGGCCACGCACGAACTCCTGCGACCTGCCGAGGTCGTCCGCTGCCTCCGCAACCGTGAGAAGCCTGTCACTCATCGCTCAAAGTCCTCTGGCCGGCAGTGGGGGCACACGACCGGCAGCAGCCAGACGCGGACCTCGTTGATTCCCTGCGGGGTAGGGACGAGGATCTGACCGGCGCCTTGGCACCCGGCGCAGTCGCTCGCCTCCCGCCCTTCGATGTAGGCGATGAGCGCACGCCGCGCTCGCTCCGCCCGCTGCCAGGTGGCCGTGCCATCGGCTTTCCAGCCCTTGTTGCGCTTCGGCGTGTGCACGGTCACCTGATCTCCTTTCCCCGAGCCCGCGGCTAGAAGGGAATGTCCGCATCGGCGGTGGCGCCGACTTCGGCGAGCTTCGCCGTCGCCTTGTCCGTCACGACCTGGGCGTCGTCGGGCGGGTTCGCCGCGATGTTGTAGTTGTGGTAATCGCGCCCGTTCTTCGAGGTCTTGAGACCGGAGTAGGTCACGAACACCGACCACCCGGGGCCCGGCGTGTTCTCGGCCAGCGTCCCCAGCTCGACGCGGAGCTTGTGGCGCGAGAGGCGGAGGGTCATCAGTCCCTCGCCCTGCGGCTGGTCGTTGATGGTCACGCCCTCGACGAGCAGCTCTTCGGTCTCGCCGTATTCGGTCGTGACGGTCTGGTGACTCGGGTCCGCGACCGTGCCGGCGAACCAGTCCCCGACCTCGGTGAGGCCAATCCAGTCGCCTCCGGTGCTCTTGGCCTGCGCCCGAAGGGCTGCGATCTGATCTGCGTCCATCTCGTTCCTCTTTCCTAGATTCCTGGAACGGCGCGGAGGATGAACCTCCGGCCGCGGGCAGCGAGCAGGAAGCGCGCCGCCTGAAACGCCGCGAACGCGGCTGGGTTTGCGTCAATCGGGACCAGCCGCACCTTCTCGGGGCGGGCGTGGACGATGTAGGTGGCGTCGACCTCAGGGGTAGGGATGAGATCCCCGTCGCTCGTGACGAGCCAGTCGGAGTAGCGGTAGGCGGCCAGCTGATACGCGAACGACGCCTTGAGGCTCTTGGAGGTCTTCAGGTCCACGAGCGCGGTCACCCGCTCTCCGCCCGGGAGGGTGATCTTGGCGATTGAGTCAAGGCGCCCCGCGTAAACGGTGTCCTCGTCGGCGAGTCCGCCGTACACCACAGCCTCCACATGGATCGGCTCGTATTCAATGGCCTCGAGGAGCGGCGTCACGCGGTCGACGGTCTCTTTCGCCGGCCCGACCAGTACCGGGAGCGGCGCGCCCGCGGACCACGCCTCGATGGCCTCATGCACGAGGGTCCCCGTGCCGCTCGCCTGGTCACGCTGCTCGTCGGGCGCCTTGGCGAGCGAGTCAATCAGCGCCTCGCGGCTCTGGCTCAGCAGCGCCGCGAAGCGCCCATCTTCGGCCCACTCCACCGCGGCCTCGGCGACCTGCTTCTTCATCCACTGCTCTAGCCCCCAGCGCCCGCCGATCATGTTGAGAACCGACGTCACGCGGGGCGCAACTGTGATGGCGACATTCATCGCCTCGGGTACCAGGTACCCCCTGCCATCTGGCGCAAGCGCCGCGGTGACCGCGTCGCTCATGCCCATCTCCCCTGTCGTCCCGGCGCCGCAACTGTCCGCAATCGCGGCGCCGGGGGCTCGAGCCGCGGGAGTGCGGCGAGCCAAGGTATGCGCGGGACGTCGATACCAGAGCGCCGCGCGCGCTCACCCTCAAAGAGAGGGAGGGAGTACGACCCATGAGGTCGTGGTTGAGGCTCGAACGCCTGACCTGCCCACACCGTTTCGATCGGCGGGGTCCTGAGCACCGTCGCCGGTGCCATGCTGCTACTCACCCGAAGGTCCGGGCGAGCCACGGGCCGTAGATGTCGAGTCCCCAGCGAGTCGCCGCGGCGAATACCGCGAAGCCAATCAGGCAGATCCACATGAGCAGGCTCGCGGCGGTGATGCCGTGCGGCTCGCGTCGGTGGTGCGACGAACCCTCTCGCATCACGCCGCTACCCGCAGCGCACGGTCGAACGGCTCCGGCCCATCGGCGAGCGCCGCACGCACGCCCTGAACGTAGTGCAGATGCGCGAGCGCCTGATTCAGGTCGTGGATCGCCTGCTGCAGCGCCTCGGCCGGCGGGACGCCAGCGCCCATGTCGTTGAGCGCCTCGTCAATGGCGAGGGCTCCCGCGCGGGCCGAGCTGGAGGCCCTGACGGTCTCCGTACGGATGAACTGGTGAAGGTGACTCATCTGACTCATCGCTTCTCCCTTCGGCGAGCCTGTGTAGGTGAGTCATACACGGTTAGACCGTATACACCTGCATCCGATAATCCGTATTCGTAGAAAGAACCCGCTACGAGCGATGGCGACGCGCGCAGATTCGCGGTGTTGGGATAACCGCCGATCTGTCTGCGGCGTATCCTGCTCGCGACCTAAACGCTGCCGCTCGTCACGGACGGGAGACCAATGACACTCGGCGAAATCATCCGCGCAGGCAGGCTCAAGCGCGGGTGGGTGCAGGAGGATCTAGCGCGCGCCGTTGGCGTGCGTCAGCAGAGCGTGACGCACTGGGAGACCGACAAGAGTCTGCCCGACCCGTCAAACGTCGGGCGACTCATTGCGGCCCTGAATCTTGACGCCACCGCGACGTGGCTCGCCTTCGGCCGCGCCGTAAACGAGTCCCTTGAGGAGATCTAGGCGGCTGAGTCCTTGGCCGCGGTGCGTGGTGGCTGCAACCGGCCACGCACACGGTCAGCACGCGCGACCAGGGCAGCGCCGGCCGGGAGGAATCCCAAGTCGTTGCGGCGCGCGTCGATGACGTTCAGCACTTCCACGAGCGCGCCATGCGCCCGGGTCATACCCTCCGCGAGGGAATCAGGGGGGGGGGGCGTCATCGGCATAGGCTTGGCTTTCTCGTTGAGTAAGGACAGGAGGCTCCTGCCGCGGTCGCCCTTACGAGAGGCGAACCTAGCCGTTTTCCGACGCTGCTGACTCAACCATTGAGCCGAGGTGCTTGATTCGGTCGGAAAGAGCGGGGTATTCGGTGTGCATCAGCACGTCGGCCTCGAGCAGCTGCATGACCGCCTCGAAGGTGCCGGGAGTAATCGCGGGCATCTCGCCGAAGCCCAGCACCTCGGCTAGGACTCGCGCCCGGGGCCTCAGCTTTACGTCCTGCTTGCGCTTCTCGTCGATGTACCAGCCCACTAGCTGCCGTCAATCTCGGGGAGGGTCGTCAGTCCAGCCACAGCAGGTACTCCGCGCTCACGCGCCCGCCGGCGCCGTCGATGAAGTGCAGGCGCTGGGACGGCACCGAGGTCGACGCCATCCACTCCCGGGCGAAACTTGAATCGCTGACCAGCGACGGGGTGACGAATACGCGCCCGCCCCCGGGGAGCGGGATGCTCATCGGAATGTGGAAGTGCCCGAGGTAGGCGTCGTGGAACTTCGGCATGACGCCCGACTGCCAGCTCATGTGTTTCCGCAGAATGCCGTAGGCGGGAATGTTGCCGCCGAAGCCCCTGATCGTGTCGCCGTGGTGCACGAGGAAGCGATACTCGCCGATCGCTGCGACGTGGTACCAGGTCTCGGCGTCGTGCCAGTGCAGGCGAGCCTGCCCGGCGAGCTGGTCGCGGATCACGCGCCCGATGATCCTGTCCCAGTTGGTCTCGGTCTCGTAGTCGAGCGACTGGCGACCCTTGCCGCGCCCGACCCTGCCGTGGTTCCCTGGCACCTCGTAGACGGTCACGTTCTCAAAGTGACCGAGCAGGGAGAGGATCGCTTCATGGATCACCTTCGAGGCGTCAAAGATCTGCGCGAAGGTGGACCCGGTGACCGCCCATGCCTGATTCGGGAACTGGCCCGTCTGCTCGATGAGGTCACCGCCGAGGAGCAGCACGCAGTCGCGGACCGGGTGATCGGCCCGCTGGATCTCTGTGAGGCGGATCGTCTTCGCGATCGTCTCGCGAATGCGCCGGTAGGCGACCTCGGTGTTGTAGCTCTCGGTCTTCGCCCCGACGTGCGTATCGGTCAGGTGAAGAAGAGCCGTCTCGCCTCGAGGCTGCCTGCGGTCCTTCGTCGGGGCAGGCACGGCTCCGGCCACGCCGCAGACCAGGGCTGCGTCACGCGCCCCGCGATAGACAGCGCCAACGAGGTCGGCCGTCTTGGCCTGGCTGTCTGCCAGCTGACGCTGAAGACGACGACAGGTGGCTTCCAGATGAGCGGCACGCTCCTCACCCTCGATGTCATCTGCGAGCGCAGGCACACGACTCTCCGCGGTGCGCGGCGATGCCATTGGCGTTCACCCTGTGGCCTCGGCGCTCGAGGGCCCGGGCGATGGCGACGTGCCGCAGCGCTGGGTTCGCCATCGCCGCCTCAAGGTCTGCTCGATCATCCTTGTCCATCTCAGGCAGCACCTTGGCGACGGGGCAGCGGTTCGGTTGTGTCCGTTCCTGCTCCTCGCCGATCTCGTCGAGCAGGCCCACGGCTACTGCTCGTCGTTCGGGTCGCCAGCCTCGGCCGGAAACTCCTCAGCGGCAGGCTGAGTCCATGCGAGCGTATTGGCCTGCCACGAGCGCAGCACTCCGAGGGCAATGGCGAGCACGCCCGAGAGGCCCGACAGGTAGGTCGCGCCGGGGCCGCCAGCGTCGGTGTAGGCGCTTACGACGGCAGCTAGGCCCGCGAGGGCAGCACCGATAACGAGAACCCACGAGGAAAGACGAACTGGAACGTGCGGCATGTGGAGCTCCTTAGATTCTGATGCGGATGAACGCTTGGACCTGCGAGCGATTGCGCTGGCGGACCATGACCTGACCGCCGTTCGAGTCGTTGCCGACCGCGGTGTTGCCCTCGATGGAGGTGAAGGCGCCGGAGCCGTTTACCGGCGTGGTGAGGATTCCGATGTGATCTGCGACGCCGTCTGGCTGCCAGTCGAAGCAGACGAGGTCGCCGGCGCGGGCGTTGCCCGAGGTGACGATGTAGAGGCCCGCCTGATGCGCGCGGGCGGTCTGGACGAAGGAGGGGACGTAGGCAGGATTGGGGAGACCCTTGAACCCGCGGCCAGTGGCCTGAACGTGCAGCCAGGTGATAAAGCTCGCGCACCACGGCTGGCCGATCGCGCCGGTCGTGCGCTCGTACTTGTCCACCTGCGGGCCGCGGTTACTCCCCGGGGGGTGCTCCTTGACACCCACCTGCGTCCTCGCGACCTGCAGCATCTTCTGGCCGACGCTGCGCTTGGGCGCGATGAGGGCGGTGAGGCGCCCGTCCCACTTGCCGGTCGCGGCCTCCGGGCCCCACGCCTTCGCCTCGACGCGCCTTATGAGCTCGCGGCAGGGAGCGCCGCAGACGGGCGAGATGCGGAAGCCCTTTGGGATAGGAACGCCATGCGCGAGCGCCCACGCCTTCAGCCGGCGCTTTCTGACGATCCACTGCGGTCCGACCATTGTGGGCTCCTTCGGAGCATGTTGAGGTACCCGGCTCTCGCCAGGTCTTAGGTGTGGCGGATGCGTCGGGGGCTAGAGGAAGTAGCCGAGCACGGCGCCCACGACCACGAGGAACGACCCCGTGACCAGCGCCGCAGACTTCTCTCGCACGAAGTCGCGCTTATCGTCGCGCTCGACCTCGTGGGATTCCTCAATGCGCGCCTTGGTCTCCAGCTCCAATAGGCGCTGCTCGGACGCGGTGACGCGCCCGTTCTGAATCCTCACGCGCTCGGAGAGCGTGTCGATCCTGTCGCCGATGCGCGCCATCTCACCCTCCAACCGCGCGTGGTGCTGCGCGCTGCTGGTGTCAAGGTCGCCGAGGCGCGAGAGGATCGCGTCGAGGCGTTGGTCAGGGGTCACGGGCTAGACCTCTGCGGGCTGCTTCAGGGGGGAGGTCACGCGATGCCCTGCACTGTCAGGCGGCGCTGCGTGTAGGTGCTAGCCGTTACGTTGTTCTGGTAGTTCAGGGTGAACACGTTCACCCCGGCGGTGAGGCCCGACAAGATAAATGTTGCCGTGTATTGGTTTTCAAGCAAGATGCTGGACTGTTGGTAAATGCCCTGACGTGCAACCGTGCCCGCGTTAATTGTGGTGGCACCCGACACGGCAACATCAACCTCGATCGTCTGCGTGGCCGCAAACTGAATGTTGCACTTGATCGTTACCAGCGCGGTTGCGCCCGTGAGGATTGTGACGGAGGGGTTTGTGCCCGGCGACCCGGAGAGGGTCGGGGTCCATGCTCCTGTTGCCGTTCCGCCAGCGGCGCTAAACGCGCCTACAGGGGTAAGGCAAACCCATCCGGTGCCGTTGTGCCGAACGTCAATCCCCGTGGGAACATAGGTGACGGTGCCCGCTGCGGTGACGGTGCCAACGGCGGGGGCGGTGAGGTATGCGCGTTGGCCCTCAAACGGCGAGGGGATCGCGGTGTTCAGGTCGGCCAGCGTTGCATAGACCGGCCCGCCTGCGAGCGCGTTAGCCACCACCTCGTTGTTGTAGCGGCTCGCCGTGAGTACGTCACCCGTCGCCACGTTTGTCGGTGTGGTCCAAGCCATAGCTGTGCTCCTTAGTAGGTGAGCCGGGGGTACGTCTGGAGCACCCAGGCTCCGGCAACGCGCTTGAAGAAGCGCCCCGTGTCGGTTTCTTTGATGTAGTCGCCGTTGGCCGGCGCGCTCGGGCGGCTCGCGTACACGCACTCGGTGTAAGTGACGGTGCCGTCGGGCGGGCCGAATACGGACTGAGGCGCCGTGGCTGCCGTCGCTGCGTCGGCCGCGAACGAGAAGGGAAGCACCCCGTAATCGGAGAGCGTGTAGGTGGTGACGAAGCGGTTGCCACCCTCACTGATCTCGATGTCAATGCCCTCGATGATGTAGTCGCCAGAGGTCACCGAGAATGAGTCGCTCACCGTCACGCGGTCCTGTAGCTCAAGGGAGAGCTGCTGGACCAGCGTCGCGGCGTCGCCCGAGTCAAGCTCCACGATCACCGGGGCCACGAACGAGGAGCGGATGTTGACGATGTATTGGGCGAGGTTCAGCGCGGCAGCGTCGGTCCCGACGTAGCCGCTGGTGATGTCGCTGCCGTCCTGCACGCCGAAGGTCTTGAGGCTGGTGTCGTTCTGGCCGACCTGCGTCGGCGGAGTAGACGCGACGACGACGTTCGGGTTGTTGGCCTCTGTGCCCGGTGTGAACGAGGTCCGCGTCACCGCTTGGCGGTTCACGAGCTGGTCGAACTCAAAGCCCGGCTGAGATCGGAGCGCCGAGGTGCTGATGGTGGAGGTTGAGGAGGTGCGCCGTGCTCGGCTGCCGCGGTCCTCGTAGGTCGCCTTGCCATCCTTCGAGATGTAGAAGACGCCGCGCTCGGCCTCGAGCAGCGATTGAATCATCGCCAGCCCGCTCTCGGTGCCGTCGGCGTTCGGCACCTGAATCGTGTCGCCGGTGTCGAGGCTCGTGTTGCGAATGCCGGCGTTGGTGATCCCGCCCTGGCGCATTGCGGGCTCGTTGAAGTCAATGCTGTCGAGGACCTGCTTCACGCGCGCTCCGGTTGTGGTGGCGAACCAGGTCACGCGACCGTCCTCACGAAACCGGACCGCGACTGCGTCGTCGCGACTGAGCTGGTGATGTTGGACGCGGCGCCGATGTCTGGCGTGTAGGCGTCCTCGAGAGCGGTGCTTGCCCCTTGCGTCGTGGAGAGCGCGGGGTCGAGCAGCGCGGTCCGCTGCAGGAACACGAAGAGGTCCACGCACGAGAGGCGACAGATGCCGGTCTCGAAGTCGAACTTCGCCGAGCGGAGAAAGCCCCAGAAGAGCCCATACGTCGTGCTGCTGTAGGTCGCGGTCACGCGCACCGGGCGCATCGGCACGAACCCTGGCGCGTTGTCGAGGTTGAGCGCGCTGGTGGGGTTCGCGGGGTTCCAGTAGGGGCGGTCGTTCGGGCGCTGCAACTCCAGATCGCAGGTCCCGGCGTTGATCTGGGAGAGGATGTCGTCGCGGCCCCGACGGATCTTGATGCTCTGGACGTCTGCGGTCACGTCGTCGTCGTCGCCCGTGAAGAAGTTGACGAAGGCGTTGGCGAAAGTGTCCGAGGTCCTAACCACGCCGACGCTGCCGGTGCTCGCGATGCTGGTCACGTTCGCCGCGACCTTGGGATAAACGATCGTGGTTGAGGTCACGCTGGTCACCGCAACGCCGGTGGTGTTGAACGTGACGTCGATCCCCGTCACCGAGATCGTGTCTCCGGCGACCACGCTGTGCCCGGGTGCGGTGATCGTCGCCACGTTGCTCGTGAGGGCCTTGTTCGTGACGCTGAATGTGGTCGGCGTCTTGAACTCAGAGAAGCCGAACACGAGCACGCCCGCGATCTGCGAGCCCCAGCCGATCTCCACCTTCCACGTCGGGACGGGCATCGGTTAGACCGCGAGCCTGACGAGGCGGTCCAGCTCGGGGCGGAGGATTCGGGCCGCGTCCTTCGCGTCGAGCACGCCGTTCAGTGTCAGGTTGATGACCGTGCCGCCGAGGCCGCTACCGCGCAACATTCGCCGGGCTCTCGTGCCGTCGAGCGGAATGACGGCCTCTGCGCCAGCCTCTCCGATCATTGCGTTCGTCGGGCCTTGCGTAATGCCGCCCAGTGCGAGTGCCACCCGTGTGCTGCCGGGCTTCGCCGGCGCGGGATTCTCGCGAAGCCACTCTTTGAGGTCGTCGGCTTTGTGCGATTGCACGAACGCCGCGCGGGCTTTCTTGTCCTTGAACGGCGACGCCTTCGCGAGTGCCTTCGTGAACCTGTCGCGTCGAGCCTGCCATTCCGAATACGCTTTGCGTTCGGCGAGGTCTGTCGCCCGCGGGTCAGTGACCTCGGGACCTGCTGCGCCCGTGATCGTCTCCATCCCGGCCTTGCCGAGTTTCGCGGCCTGATCCAGAATCGTCGTGAGCGCCGCCTGGAAGCTCACCTGGAACGCTTCGCCCATCTCAGTCCCCATGTCCGCGCCGATGATTGCGGTGAGTTGAGTTCGGAAGGCGTCGGCAGACACGAGGCCGAGGTTGAATCGGGCGACGAGGTTGTTGACGCCCTCCTCGGCCTTCCTGCCCTCGGCCTCTGCGGTGCGTTCGGCGTTCGAGATGCGCGCCTCGGTCTCATAGTCGCTCAGCGCCACGATCGCTGCGGCGCGCGACTTCTCATCCTCGGCTGTGTCAATCGCTGCCTGTAGGTCGGCACGTTGCCGGTCCTGCAGGATCGCGTCATGCTCGGCGCGTAGTTGCCCGGGCGTCTTGCCGGTCACGGGGTCGACGTAGGTTGACGACTTCCGCTGCGCTGCGAGCGACGCCATCGTGCCGCCGAACTGGACCAGCTGACCGCGGGCGTCCTTGATTGAGCGCTTCACGGCCGCGCTGAATCGCACGACCTCGTTGTTGAAGAGCTTTCCGATCACCGCGGCGACCGGGCCGGGGAGCAGGCCAATGATGGCGTCCTTGATCGCAGATCCCGAGCTTCGGATGAATCCGACGATTCCGCCCACGATCGCGCTGCCGAGTGCTTTCGCCTTCTCAACGACCGCGCCTGCGATGCCAGTGATCGCGCCTGCGATCGCCCCGAGGATCGTCCCGCCGAGGTCGACCATGAACTCCCCGACGCGCCCGATCCCTTGGCCTATCGCTCGCGCATTGGCGAGCGCCGCGTTGCCGGCTGCGGTGGCGAGATTGCGGATGATGCCGACGATCCCGTTGAAGACGCGGCTGACCATTCCGACAAGGCCCTCGAACGCTGCACCGAAGTCGCCGCGGAGTAGCGCGGACAGGATCTTGAGGGTGTCTGTGATGCGCCCGATCGTCAGGCTCACGGCTGTAGCGATCGCCTCGAGCACAGGCATGACGATCGCTTTGATCGTCGGCCAGTTGGCCCGGAAGAATGACACGACCGATGCGACGAGACTCTTCGTGGCGTCGAAGGCTTCCTGAATCTGCGGCCCGAAGTTCGTCCGCAGGTAGTCAACGACGCCCCGGATGGTCTCCTTGATTCGCGGCATGTTGGCCTCGAAGAAGTCGGAGACGCTTGTGATCGCCAGAGTCAGACTCGGGAGCGCGGCTGCGACGACTGGGGCAACCGCGGCGACGACGCCCTCAGACAGATTCTCGAAGGCGCGCTTCGCCTTCTCAATCTGCCCTGGCATCGTCTCGCCGAACGCCTTGGCCGATCCGCCGACCTGAGTCTCAAGCTCTTTGAGGATCATCTTCTGAGCGCCTGCGACGTCGCCCGAGGCGACCAGCGCCTTGATCGTGTCTTTCTGAGTCGCGGTGAACTGCACGCCAGCGCGCCCGAGCGCCGAGATCCCCTTGATGGGATCGTTCAGCGCCTTGCCGAGCATCATGGCGCTGCCGTTCATGTCCTTCCCGAGGGCGACGCTGAGGTCGGCAGTCGCTCTGGTCGCGCGGTCGAAGATCTTGTCTGGCCCGGCGTTGCTGATCTTTGTGAAGGTGAGGAGGAGGTTCTGCGCGCCCTGAATCGCATCGTCTTGTAGGCCGGTCTGCTTCTGGAGCGCGCCAGCGAATGCCTCGATGTGCTTGGTCGTCGTGCCGGCCGCGTTGCCGGTCGACTTGAGCGCGGCTGCGGTCTGCGCGGAGGCTTTCGCCTGCTGGCTGAACTCGGAGATCCCGGTGCGTAGAGCCTGTGAGAGGCCCTGACCGATGGCAAGGGTCGCGCCCGCTGCGCCACCCGCGAGGATGCCCATGCCGACGGCGGCGAGCTTGCCGCCCTTTTTCCCGAACCCTCCGGCGGCCTTGTCGGCGCGGTTGAAGGCGCGGACGATTGAGGTCGCGTCGCCGACGATTGCGACTTCGACTTTGCGAGTCGGTGCCACGGCTACCTCTCTCTCGACATCTTCTTGACTTCCTGCGCGATCGCTTCAATCTCGCCGCGCGTGAAGTCCTGCATCTGCCAAGGCGCTATCCCGTACATACGCATCAGGCCGGGGTTCCACCAGTCTCGGGGATCGTCAGAGGTTCGGCGTCGTTTGCCGCCGCGGCCTGATCCGCGGCTGGGGTAGGGTCCGCGTCCTCAGAATCCTCCAGGCTGATCGCTCCGAAATCGAGCGACACGAGGGCTGAGAATGGGGCGGTGTCGCCCGAACGCTCCGCAGCGATCTGCGCGAGGGCGACGACGAGATCGGTGTCGCCCGCGCTCAGCGCCTCCTCAATCTCGCCAGCACGAATGCCGGTGAGCGTCTTGATCCGGCTGAGCTCCCGATAGGTGTATGCCTCGGGTATCTCATAGCGCTTGTCGCCCTCCGGCCATGAGATGATGATGTGCGATGCCATGCGTTCGATCCTCTCGGTTAGAGATTGTTGCCGCTGAGGAATGTGTCCAGCCAACGCTCCATCGCGCGCTCCACTTCCTGCTGCTGGTTCATCAAGGCGGGCCAGAGGAACGCGCGGGGCCCGAACTCTCCGAACACGCCGAGCGCGGAGCCGTATCGCATCGCCGCGCGACCTTGCGCGCTGCGGTTGCGGATGGCCGTTGAGCGTCCACCTGTCCTGCTGAGCTGATTCGCCCGGCCAGCGAACTCGTAGACGCCCGGGTATCGGTAGCCCTTGTTGGTCGCCTTCGCTTCGACGAACACACCCTGAGCCCTCACGGTCGGGACGATCTTCCTGATGAGGTTCCCGGTCTTGCCCCTGAGCCCGTTCTGCGCGGCGACAATCTTCGCCTCGCGCGCCACGATGTCGCCAACATCCTTGAGGCCGGTCCGCACCTCAGACCTCGCGGTCTTGTTCACCTTGCCGAGGTCGCGTTGCAACTGCGCCAGACCCCGGACCTGAAGGGTCTGGCCGGTTGTCGATCCTCGGAGTGTCTCCCCGTATTGTCGGAACTTTGCCACCCTACGAAGCGGTGTCCGAGGTCATGTAGTCGATCGTGATCGGCGCGTTCGTGCCGTCGTTGAGAACCTTGAACGGGAGCTCAACGGTCAGCACGTCGGGTCCGCCGACCGTGGGAGATCCGCCGTCGAATCGGACCTTCGGGATCGTCACCTGAACGTATGGGAAGGTTGTGCTCTCGATTGCCGTCGCTGCGGTCCACGTCGCCGAGAGGGCGACCTGGTCGTTGTTGACGAAGCGGTTGAGCGCAGTGAGCGAGTCGAACTCTGCCGTGATCGAGCCGGTGATCTCGGTCATGCCGGCAAGGATCGGCTCGCTCATGGTCGCGCCGCCGAGGAAATAGCGGTCGCTCTTGAGCGTGTTGTTGACCTCAATCTGGAAATCAGTGACGACCGCAACCGGCGAGCCAGCGACCGAGATCACGCCCTGCGTCCAGTAGAACTGCTCGTATGCGGCAGCGCTGCCGGTGGTCGGGTAGACGGCGGTGGCGAGGGCCTGCGCCGTGGTCTGCTCCTGCCCGACGAAGCCAACCTCGCAGACGAGAAGCTCGTCGACCGCATTCGAGAGGCTAAGGGTGTCAACTCGCATCCCGAGGAACGAGAACGGCTGCACGGTGCCGGAGGTATCCGGGCGTCCGACCTGCACAGTGAGCGACGTGCCGAAGATGTCGCCGAGGGTGTGAGTGTGCAGTCGCGCGAGCGTTGCGCCGGATGGCGTACTGATTGACGCGCTGCCGAGGGCGTGCTTCAAGACCAGCCCGTAGCCCTTCGTCGCCGGCTCAAGCGTGACCGAGCCCTCGACGCGCTTCTGGCCCGGGGCGTAACGGTCAGTCCGCAGGACGCGGTTATTCGACCGCAAGCCTGGCGACTCAACCCGCTCGATGTTGTATTCCAGCGACTCCTCCACGAACTCCAGGAAGCGCGTCGGAGTCTGGTAGGTCCCAAAGGTGCTGCTCTGGGCGAGGCCCAGTTGCGCTGCAAGCGCTGACCGAATGGCCATTAGACGTCCTCCTCGGCCTTGTCTGGCCTCTTGTTGGTCTGCTTGTGGTTCTGCGTCTCGGCGATAGTCCAATCGCCGCTCGCGAGGAGGCTCTTCGCCACCTCGTCAGGGAAGGCCGCCGGCCTGCCATGTAGCGCGACGAGAACGCGGCCATCGGCGAGCGGTACGTCGACGCCGTCGTGCGCGCCTTGGTAGATGATCTTCAACATGTCTCCTAGATCCGCGCCTGCACGCGGACGCCGATGGTGAGTAGAGCTGACCGAGTCGTGTCGCTTGCGCCGACCTCGAGGCTGACCGATTCGACAGCAGCCACGCGGACGGTGTTGGTCATCGTCGGCGAGACCAAGGTCTCACGCAGCTGATCTTCGAGCTCGCCCATCAGGACGTACGCGCGCTCGACCGCGGGCTGAGTCTGCTGCCCTTCGCGAATCACCAAGATCAGCACCTCGACGGTGTAGATCTCCTCCTTGGCAAGCTGACCGAGACCCGCGAACGACTGCTCGCCAGACATGCCGAGGATGTTCACGCTCTCGCGCCCGGGATCTGGAAGAGCCGGGCCGTAGTTGACGCGCACGCCCACGAGTGCCGCGCGAGCGGAGAGAGCGTCGTGGAGCGCGTTCATGAATGCCGGCGCGGTGCTGGTCGCCATCAGAACACGCCAGCCGTGCGGCGGAAGGGTGCCAAGAGCCGACGAGAGGCCGCTGGGAGTGCGTGCGTCGCCGGGCCCTCGGGTGACATGCTCTGCGGCTCCTCGATGCCAGCGATGGCGAGCTCAGTGAGGTCACGGCGAAGCGCCGACTGCACGGCGATCACGGCTGCGCGCGTCACGTCGTCTGGCACGGTTGCGAATCCCCAGGCGCCGGCGATGTCGCACAGCGTGTATCCGAAGTCCATCGCCGTCTGCGAGCTGTGCAGGCTGCTCACTCGGTTTGAGAATCTCACGCCCTGGTATGGACCCTGCGAGGTCACGACCGGGGAGAGCTGGAAATCCGTCGACGCCGTGAGGGTCGTTCCGCCGGCGATGTCTGGGTTGAGCTTGAGGCTCGCGACCGTCCGCAGATCGTACGGCGTCAGGTCGAGAATCAGCGAGCCGGTTGAGATTCGGAAACGTCTCGTCGCGGACGCCGTGAGTGGCGTGAACTCGCGATCGTATTCGCGGTTGATCGCTTGCGACATGCCCGTGATGAGCGTCTGAATCAAGGCGTCGCGAGTCGTATCGGACGCCGGAAGCTCAAGAGCCTCACGAACATTCGCCAAGGTGCAGAGATCAACGGCAGCCATCAGCTATCTCGTCTCGGTCTTCTTGACGCGCGGACGACTTTCGGCACGCTTCGCGCCGGTCCTTGCTTCGTGTCCGGCCTTCTGCAGTTCGACGTCAATCTGCTCGACCCGATCGGTCTGACCGTGTCGGTGACAGACGGCGCGCTCTTCGAGCAGCGCGACGATGTACGACCTTTTCTCGTCTGCGTTCATCTTTGTCTCCAGGTTCTAGAGTCGAACGCGGACCTGCCCAATAGTGCGAGCAGGTCCGCGCGTGACTAGGGAAGTCCGACTGCTAGAGGACCTCGTTGAGCCCGGTGCCGGTGATCTTGCAGATCGCCTCCGGGTAGCGGCCGCTCATGAATGCGGAGTAGCCGAAGTACGACAGGCGCACAGTCAGGGTCCCCGAGCCGACAGACTCGTGAACCTTGAAGCGCGGAGCGCCTTCCATGACTCGCAGCGCCGGGGCGTTGATGACGAGGATCGCGTCCTCGTCGGTCCCGCTGCCGAGCGTGGTCGGCATGTTGGCGTCGACCACGACCGCGAGGCCGGCGATCGTTCCGACGACACCGTAGTTCTGCTCGCCGGAGGCCATCATCAGCCCGCCCTGATTGAAGATGGGCGTGCTGGTCGACTGACCCGAGGCCAAGAACGCAGCGCGACGCGGGTGCATCACAATGTGGGTCGGTGCCTCAAAGTAGCTCGTCGTGACGGTCCCGATTGCCTTGTAGATCGGGGCGAGGAAATCGCCCGCTGTCGGGCTCGAGCTGGTGAACGTCACAGATCCGATTGACGACACGTTCAGGAGGCCGATGTGCTCTGAGCTGGCGCTGGCGCCGTTGATGAGCTGACGGTCAAACTCCGTCGTGTACGCACGGCCGAGGTCGTCAGCGATGACGACGTCGGCGCCGGGGAATGACCGCTCGAAGAACTGAATCGAGATGTCAGACTGGCCGGCGATCGTGCGGACCGAGGTCGAGAGCTGCGAGCTCACGAAGTCGGTCTCGCTCACGGAGCCGTTCTCAGTCTGCACAGCGACCGACGTGCCGGTCGTCACGCGAGGAACCGAGATGGTCATGCCAGCGTCAGGCAGCGCGGCCTTCGGCAGCTGCGCGAGCAGCGGGCCGCCGGCGCGAACCTTGGGGGCTGCGAACTCGGACAGATACACGGGCGGGATGTAGCCTGCGCCACCCGAGGCAGCGGTCACGTCACGCATCTCGCGCGAGTGACGGTAGAGGCGCTCCTGCGCGTCCCGGTCGCCTGAGTGCGCGTGGATCACGTCGCGGAAAAACGAGGTGCCAGAGTCGCGCCGATAGGTCGGCTCGTCCTTTCGCACCTCAATGCGCACGTCATCCTCATCGACCATGATCGGCTGCAAGGCGCGAGCCTCGGTTACCTTCTCCATGCGGTCGACGATCTTCTTCCGGCGCTCGATCTCAGACTCAGCCGCAGCGCAGCGCGCCTCGAGCTCGTCAAGATCGGCAGCCTCATCCGGCTCGCTGAGCGCAGCGGTCGCCAGGTCGAGTTCCTCGACCGCGGCGGTCAGTGCGGAGCGTGCTTCTGTGAGCTTCTCGCTCATCTCTTCACCTCTATGTTGAGCTTGTAATGGGAAAGCCGGGCGCGATACTTCGCGGCCCGGATGCGTCCCTCATCGGAACGCG